TGCACCCTGGCGGAGTTCCAGAAGCACGTGCTTCCGGGGCTCGTCGCCAAGCACAAGACGCCGGAACTGATCCAAAAAGCGGCCGCGATTTTCATTGACGAGAATCAGGTTGTGGACGCCGACGGCAACGCCGTCATGGCCGATCAACTCAACATCGTTACCGTGCCGGCCGAGGAGCCAGCCGAAGAGCCGCAAGACGAGCCGGCGGCGGACGACACGCCTTCGGCCGAAGAGGTCGAGGCCATCGTAGCCGATCAACTCACCAAGTACTTCGAGGCTGGCAACGGTCCGCGCACCGGCAACAAGGCCATGACGGTCCATGTAGACGCCGGCAGCGACATCAACAGTGTACGCATCCCGGCGACCGCCAAGCGGTTCGGCGCGCTCAAGGCGTTCAAGGGCGAGGGCGCGGAAGAGCGCGCGTACATGTTCGGGCACTGGTTCCTGGCTGACGTGGTCGGCAATCGCCCGAAATCGCTCGACGTGTGCAAGCGCTACGGCCTGCGTACCAAGGACATGACCGAGGGCATTCTCGGCGACGGCGGCGCGTTGGTGCCGGACGAGTTCGCCAACGATCTGATCGTGCTGCGCGAAGAGTACGGTGTATTCCGGCCCAACGCGCGTACCGAGCCCATGAGCCGCGATACCAAGTCCGTGCCCAAACTGGGCGACGAGGTTGCGGCCACGTGGGCGGGCGAGGCCACGGCGCTGACCGAGGGTGACGAGGCGACCAGCCTTGTGCAACTCACGGCCAAGAAGCTGACGCGTCTGACCCAAATGTCCAACGAGCTGGACGAGGACGCGGCAATCAATCTCGGCGACACGTTGGCGCAGGAAATGGCGCGCGCGTTCGCCAAGGCCGAGGACACGGCCGGCTTTGTCGGCACGGGTGTTCCGGCCCACGGCGGGATCCAGGGTGTGGCCAGCAAGATCCAAGGGCTGAGTGCAACCCGCGCGAATATCGCATGTTACGTGGTCGGTGCGGGCAACCTGTTTTCCGAGTTGACGCTAGCCAACTTCAATAGTTGCGTTGGCTTGCTGCCTGAATACGCGGACAACGGTAACACCGCCTGGTACGTCCACAAGAAAGTCTGGGCGGACGTGATGCAGCGGCTAGCCTATGCGGCCGGCGGCAACACGACCGAGCTTGTCGCGGCTGGTATTGCCAAGTCGTTCATGGGCTACCCGGTCCGCACCACCCAGGTCATGCCCAAGGCGGATGCTAACGATCAGGTTGTGGCGCTGTTTGGCGACCTGAGCCAGACCGCGATCCTCGGCGATCGTCGCCAGATTACCGTTGCCACGTCCGAGCATGTTGGGTTCACGTCCGACCTGCTCACGATCAAGGCTACCTCGCGGCTTGATATCAACGTCCACAGCTTCGGAAACGCCAGCGGGACGGCCGCCAGTCGCGTTGTCGGTCCGATTGTGGCGCTGGCGTCGGCCGCCTCGTAGTAGTTTCTGCAAACAGTACGCAGCCCCCCGGCCATGACGCCGGGGGGCCAAGGAGAGTACGAAAATGGTAGACGGACAGAAAATCAAGTACGGGATCTCGACCAGCTCGGCCGCGATCCTCGACAACGCGGCGGCCACCGCCAACGTGTTCGACTGGAACAGCCACGACGGCGCGAATTACGTCGAGTTTATCCCATCGTTTGGCGCGTCTGACATCGCGTCGGCCGTGTTCCGCGTGATGGAATCCGACACCAAGACCGACGGGACCACGCTCGGCGGCACGCCGGTGTTGGTGCAGACGGTTACGGCCCATGCGGCGACCGACGACGACACGCTGAACGTGATTGGTATCCACCGCGCCGGGCGCGAACGATACTTGCAGTTGCAGTTCACGGCGGGCGATGGCACGTCGGGCACGTTCTATACGGCGCTGTACGCGGTGTCGCGACGTGGCCACGACGTAACCAGCACGGCCACCGGGCGCGGGGCAACCAACGTTCATTACGTGACGGGCTAGGCCATGAATATACGGCTACTCAAGCCGTACCAACTACTCCCGGCCGGGTCGATCATGGATGTATCGGCTCCGGTCGCGGAGTTGTTGGTAGAGCGTGGCATGGCGGTGATTCATACCAAGGCCAAGGATGCGCCGCCAAAGGACAAGGCGGTTCGGCGGCGGCGTGTACGCCGAAAGGCGGTAGACGATGGCGGCGGAACTTGAACTGATCTATCCGGTTGCCGCCGCGAACCTGTACGCGGTCATTCGTCGGCACTCTGATTCCAAGGTCCGTGACGTGGTTGCGGCCGCTTGGGATACGTGGGCCGATGGCGACATTGCCGACTACGACACGGCGCTGACCGACAAGTCCGGCGACCTGTACCAAGGCGACTGGCCGAGTGGTATTGATGCCGGCCGATATCGCGTGACGTACTACCTGCGCGCGGGGGCCACGGCTGCCATCACCGACGTAATCATTGCGTCGGGCGACTTCAATTGGGACGGCTCGGGGCTGAGTAGCGGTAGCTCGGTCACGCTGAGCGAGTACGCGCTATGTACCCTCGACCAAGCCAAGCGGCAATTGCGGATTACTTCCAGTGCTTGGGATACCCATATCACCGAGGTTATCAACGCGGTAACGGACCAGGCCGAACGGATCGCCGGTCGCAAGTTCAAGGCTCGCGATCATCGGTCATTCATCACGTCGGGCATGCGCAAGTTCGTGGCCCCCAATTGGCCCGTGTTAGCCGCCTACGGCACCTGGACGGGCACCGATGCGGCGCTTGAGGTTTCATATACCCCTGGCACGGCGGACCGCGCCACGGCTACGGTAACGGACACAGCGATCAAGCTGTACACGTTTGACAGCTCGAGCGGCCAAGCCGTAACCGAACTGCTGTTTGCCGACAACCTGACCTGCGACGATATGGCCACGGCCATCACGGCCGAAACCGGCTGGTCCGCCACGTCATTAAATGACAACGTGCCCTGTGAGGATCTGATACCGGGCACGCGCGACGCGTGGACGGGTACGGTCAAGTTTGAAGCACCGACCTACTTTGACGGCGGCGTAATTGTGGATCTGCCGCGCGGCATGCTCACGTTTACAACGTCTAACCGTCACGCTGGTGGGGCCATCAACCGGACACACTTCTACCATACCCGGCTGGTCAAGTACCGAGCCGGCTACGAGACGATCCCTGACGACTTGGCGCATATCGCCTGCGAGTTGACGGCCGACACGTTCCGCGCAGCCTCGCTCAACGGCAATCTGGCCAGCGAGTCGCTTGGCGACTGGTCCTATTCATTGGGCGACCCGACGGTATTGGCATCCAAGGCGTGGGACAGGTTGCGCCGCTGGTCGAATATCAGGATCGGGGGTGCGGCGTGAGTGGCGTATTTGCACCGTTGCACCTGATGGATAAGACACTGACGGTGACGCGTTCACCGGGAACCACCCAGGACAGTGGCGGATACCCAGCCGATGACGCGTACGCCAACCACCTGACCAATGTGCCATGCGCTGTACGCCCGTCCGGCGGTAGCGAGATTCTGAGTGATGGCCGGTTCACGGGTACGGAGTCGGTGACGTTCTACGTCGAGGGTGGCCAGGACATTGTTGAGTCCGACCGGCTGACCTACGACAGCAACACCTACGAAATCATCGCGCCGCCAACTAACCACGCGGCGCAGGGCCGTCTCGTACGAATCGTGGCCGAACGGCGAAAGGGCAACGCATGAGCGTACATGCCAAGCTATGGCGCAAACAGATTGAAAGCCACTTGCGGCGCACGCTGAAGCCGGTCGTGCATCGCGCTGGTACGCTTGTGCAAGCGGATATGAAGAAGATGGTCAACCGCAGCGGTTCACCGTCACCCGCCGGTAAGCCACCGGGCAAAGACACCGGCACGCTAGGGCGGTCTATCCAGGTGGACGCTGGCAAGGCGGACCAACTGCGGGTGCGCATCGGCACCAATGTGCCCTATGGGCGCATTCAGGAATTCGGTGGCACGATCCGGCCTAAGAACGTGAAGCGATTGCCGGTGCCGTTGAACCGCGAAGCCAAGTTCATGCAGCGGCGGGGCTCGCTACGGTCACAAAGCCTGACGCTGATTCCGAGGCGCGGCAAAGACCCGTTATTAGTGGTCAAAACCAAGAATGGCATGCGCCCGATGTTCGTACTCAAGAAATCGGTGACCCTGCCCGCGCGGCCATTCGTCGCGCCGACCCGTAGCCGCGTACTTGGTCGCGTGCTGGACTTGGTGGCCAAGGGCGTAACGGCAT